CCGTCATGGTTGGTTTCAAACGGGTCATCAATGACCCAACCAACAATGACTTGATTGATGTTTTGGAAGAATTGGTTGAACAATTCACGGATGTTGCCCGTCTTGAAGTTGACCTTGACGGGTATAGTTGGACCCGGACGGAATTCATGAAGGATGAAGCGGGGATGCCCCTTGGCTTCCAATCCTTGCAACAAGGCATGTTTGCCGCTTGGTTCACAACTTATTTCAATTTTGTTTTGCAACCCGCAACCTAGTATGAAAGGGAAAAACAATGGCGGCAAAGACCGGTCACAAAATGAAACTGTATCGAAACACGGGGTCCCCCCATTCCCCGTCTTGGTCCTTGGTTGATGAAGTTGGGGATGTTTCCATCCCGGACTTGACCCGGGGTCTTGCGGAATTGAAACGGCGGGCGTCCGATTTCACAAAGAACCTTGCGTCCTTGATTCAATCCATTGCCATTGAATTCCGTCTTCACAATGGCTTGGATGAAACAACCTTTGACGCAATCCGGACAAACTTCTTTTCCGGGACGGCGGAAGAATGGGCTTGTCTTTCCGGGGAATTCGGGGATTCCGACACGGAAGGCTTGCGTCTTCCCGCCTTGGTTGAAAACTTCCCCTTTGACCAACCGCTTGAAGACGTTGCCGGTCATGATGTCCGCTTGGCCGTTGCCTATTGGGAAACGGGCGGTTATGAATTGGAACCGTCTTGGGTTGCCGATGGGGTCACAAGCTCGACCTATATCTAGTCAAGCCAAGGACGGACGGGGGAAGACCGTCAATCCGTAATAAACGCAACAAACCTTGAACAAGAAGGAAAAACACAATGTCCAAAATCAAAGATGAATTGAAAGCCCGCCTTGCCACGTTGAATGACGGCGGGAAGGAAAAACCGATTGCCCCCATGATTATCCGGGACAACCCAACCATCAAGGTTGAATTGTCGGAATTGAAGGCGGCAATTGATACCAACCCGGACCATCCCATTGCCAAGTCATGGGCAAAGACAACCTTGAAGAAGTCCCCGCCCGGGAAGCCCGTCCATGTTGAACGGGCGGACCTTCAAGCGGTCCTTGATGACAAGGATGTTGCGGTCAAGGTCACGATTGAAGACGGTGATGATGATATGCGGGTCAAGGTTGCCCGGAAGGTTTTGGTTCCCCGCAAGAAGGAAACCAAGCCCGCCGCAACCAAGCCCGCAACGGAACCCAAGGAACCCGCCAAAACATAGCGGGGACCCTTGGGAAGTTTGTCCGCCTTCAACCTTCTTGAACTAGGGGAACCGCTATGAAACCGAACCGTTCCGCCGTCTTGCTTTTGTGTCTTATCTTGGGCTTTGCCCGGGTTGGGTTTGCCCAAGCCTTTTGGCAATGGTCCCCATCCGGGGCGTCCCATCATCAATCCGTTGTGATTGTCCGTTCCCCCTCGGGGGATGCGGGGTCCGGGGTTGTTGTGAAACACAACGGGGCAACCGGGGTCTTGACCGTTGCCCATGTTGCGTCCGGGCAATCTTTGACCGTGACCTTTGCCGATGGAACCCGCAAGTCCGGGGATTATACAACGGACAAGTTTGGGTTTGACTTGGCTTGGGTCATGGTCAAGGACCCGCCCGTTCCCGCCGTCCCCCTTGCAACATCTTCCCCAAAGATTGGGGACCGTGTTGAATTCGTAACATACGGGGGACCCAAGGACCAATTGCGTCATTTCTATGGGACCGTGAAGTCATCGGATTCCAAGTCTTCAACCTTCAACGTCCGGGTCATCAATGGGGATTCGGGCGGGGCAATCTTCAACGCCCGGGGGGAAGTTGTTGGGATTCAATCCTATGGGCAACGGACCATTGCAACAACCGTCATGAACGGAACCAATTGGCCGATCTATGACGGAAGCGGTTCCGCACCCCATTCCGCAATTGCGTCCTTTTCATCCCGGGTTTGTGAAAGATTCTATTGCCCGCCCGTTGCGTCTTGTCCGCCCATTCAAGGCGGCGGTCTATATCCGCAACCGATGGTTCCCGTGAAGCCCCAACCAAAGCCCGCCCAACCGCCCAACGTCAAGATTGAAATTGACTATGAAAGAATTGCGGGTTTGGTTTTGCAACGGATGAACCAAGAACCGGACCGGTTCAAGGGACCCCCGGGCAATGATGGACGGGACGGCAAGGACGGGAAGAACGGGATGCCCGGGATGCCCGGTTCAACCCCGGTCTTGGACCATCAACGTCTTGCGGATGAAGTTGTCAAACGTCTTCCGCCCATAACCGTTGAATATCAAGGACGGGGTTTCCAACCGGTCCGGGAAGAAACGGTTCCCTTGGGCGGCAAGATTATCATTCCGCCCGTCCGGATGGAAGTCCATCATGAAGACGGTCAAGTTTACTATCAAGAGAAACCATTGGGCGGGACCATTGCTTTGGAACTAATCCCGAGACAATAACCGGGATAATTCAACATGGACCCAAAAGAAAACAAGGACGATGACACAAGCCAAGGACGGGGAACATTTCAAGACCCCTTAGAAATCCCCGTTGGGGATGGGGGGTCAACACAAGATGAAAGGAAAGAAACCATGCCGGAAATCAATTCCACAAACTTGATTGAACAAGGAATGGGGCAATTGTCGCAAACGGGCGTCATTGCCCAAAACAACTTTGTCACGGTCCAAAAGGCTTTGGATTATGACTTCATGGAAAACCGCCGCATCATCACGTTGGATGAAGCGGTTGGGGTCCGTGAAGTTGCGTCCAAGTCCGTTCCCGCAGGACCGACAAGCGGTTAAACAACCGTCAAGAAGGGTCCGCAAGGCGGCGGACGTTTCCCCGTCCCGGGGAAGGGAAGACCATTCCGGGACGGGTTTTGATAACCCAACGGGACCAAGCAATTCCCGCCCAATGGGATTTTGAATCATGGACCCAATTCAAACCATCATCAACCAAGGCTTGGAAAATCAACAAGCGTTTATCAATGACCAAGCGGCAATGGACCAAGCCTTCCGGGAAGGAATCCCGGTCATGAACGTCTTGAAAGAAGGGGAACAAACCGATGACCACCAACAATCAACAAACGGTCCCGAGGAATGAAGACCCAAGGATTGCCCAAGTCATAAGACAACGGGCGGGGGTTCATACGGCAACGGATGCCGCAACCCTAGTTGGGTTGGTTGAACAAGGAAAGCTTGTCCGCCGTCTTGTGCGGAAAACCCAAGATGGGACCGTTGGAAAGGAAAGCGGACCCATGCCAGAAGATGAAGATGGAACCAACATCAATGTTGGGGATACAATCATCAATTACGGTCAACAAGGACCCGAGGGGGAACCCATCCCCGAGGGACCGCCAACGTCCGGGGGTGATAACACCCAAGCCCCACAAACGCCCGCAACGCCCGGGGCAAGCCTTGTGTCCAAAGTCCTTCCGTGGATTATAGCGGGGACCCTCGGGGCTTCCGGGACGGGTCTTGGGGTTTGGTTGACTTCCAAGCCTTCCCCCAAAGAAGACCCGGAACCCCCGGTTGTCCAACCGGAAGATACGGATACAAAGTTTGACCTTGGATTCACGGAACCAAAAGTCCCAACGGAATGGGACCCCAAACAATAGTTTCTTTTTCACAATAAACGCAACCCAATTAGAAGGGGAACAACACGATGACAACCGCAACAACAACCGAAACAACGGAAACAACCAATCCGCCCCGAACCTTCAAGGATTCCAAGGGAAGGGAATGGGACTTGAAATTGACCCTTGGCAAAGCCAAGCGGATTGATGCGTCCGATTTTTCGGAAATCACGGACTTTGAATTCACGGTCTTGGAACCCAAGCGGGAATTCTTTGCCCATATCCTTGAAGACCCCAACCTTTGCTTTGCCATTGCTTGGGTCATCATCCTTGACCAAGTGAAGGACAAGATGGGAATTGACCTTGATGAAGAAGGTCTTTCCGATGAACAACGGGAAGAACGTCAAGCCAAGGCGGAATGGGACTTTGTTGATTCACTTGACGGGGATGCCATGTTGAAAGGACGTGAAGCCTTGATGGGGGCATTTTCGGATTTTTTCCCCGAAATTCGGACCGTCCTATCAACATTGATGGTCCGATGGAAGACGGCCTATCAACGGATGGGGAACAAGTTGAAGGGGTTGGGTCCGGAAATAGACAACATGATAGAAGCGGAAATGGAAAAGGGGTTGACGGACTTGATGAACCGGTTGAAGACGGAAACGGGGACGGACAAGAAGGGGGCAAACGATTAAAACAAAAAGCTTGGCAACGTGTTTTTGAAATGGCGGCGGTTCTTGATTGGACGCCCCGGGATTGGTTTGGTTTATCATTGCGTGAATTATGCTATTCCCATGACGCAAAGGTCTTGGAAGAATGGGACCGGGTTGCCGTTCCCGCCGCATTGATTCACAACTTGTCAATGATAGTTGTGTCCCTTGCATCCAAAAGACCCCGGACAAGCTACAAGTCCCCGCAAGACTTTAATCCATACCGCAAGAAAACAAGAAGGGGGTTGAAAGTCACGGCGGACAATATTGGCCTTTTGAAAGTGATTGGAAATGCAATGGCAAGGGGAAATGGACAATGACCATTGCCGGACAAACCGCCGTCAAGTTTGCAACCTTTGACCGTTCCATTGTCAAACGGAATTGGAAGAACATCAACAAGACCCCCTTGCAACAAGCGGGAATGAAGACCCGTGGAAATGCAAGGGGGTCAATCCGTAGGGGGACCGGACGGAAACGGAACAAGGCAACGGGGAAGTTGGAAGACCGCCCAACCCCGCCCAAGAACAAACGGAAACCATCATCCCCCGGAAGACCGCCCAAGTCATGGAAGACGGGAAAGACCCCGCCGTTCAAAATGATTTATTCCGTCCCCAACAAACTTGGAACTTCCGTTGTTGTTGGGATGGTTGGCTTTGGGAAAGCCCCGGGGTCAACCATGCCCGTTCCCGGGTTGATGGAACATGGGGGAACGGCAAAACGGAAATTGTTTGTTGAAACCCGAATCTTCAAACATAAGCATACAAGGAAAACGTCCGGGAAATATGCAAAGGCGGTCATCCGCAGGAAACCCGCCGTCCGTCAAGTGAAATATCCGGAACGGGCTTTCATGAATCCCGCATTGAAGAAAGTCCGGAAGAAGTTTCCGCAATATTGGCGGGGGGCATTCAATCCGGGACGTGTTAAATCAACGGTAAAATAAGAAAGGCAATCATGGATGACCAAGCATTGACAATGATGTTGAAAGGATTCAAGGAAACCTTGGACAAGGTTGAAGACAAGGTTGACGGGTTGGTTGAAGAATTCGCCAAGTTAGACGTGACTTGTCCCCTTCACTTGCGGTCAACCCGTAATCTTCAATTCGTTGTCTTTGGCAACCCGGAAGATGAACAAAGCCCGGGTCTTGTCAAACGTGTTGACCGAATTGAAGGTTGGGTCAAAGTTGTCAATTGGGGATTGAAAGCTTTATGGGCGGTTGTTGGGGCGTTGTCCGTTGCCATCTTGACCAAGGTTTTGGTTGCCTAATAAACGCAACAAGAAAGGAATCATATCATGCCGGGTGCATCGGGCGTCAAAGCGGGCAAAGCGTTTGTTGTCATTGAAGCTATGGACAAGACCGCCTTTGTCTTCAAACGGGTTGGGGCAAGGATGCGGAAGTTTTCGTCCGGGATGAACCGTCTTGGGGCGTCAATGGTTCGGCGGGGCGTCATGGCAATGTTGCCAATTGCCGCATCCGTGAAAGTCTTTGCCAACTTTGATGATTCCATGCGGAAGGTTGAAGCCCGGTCCGGGGGAACCGCCCAAGAAATGGCGGCATTGCGTGACCAAGCCAAGGAACTTGGAAGAACAACAAGTTTCACCGCAAGCCAAGTTGGGGAACTTCAAGCCAAACTTGCCCAAAAGGGATACAACCGGGGGCAGATTAAAGCAATGACCGCCGATGTCATGAACCTTGCCCGGGCGGCGGGGGAAGGTGATGAAGGGGACACGGTTGTTGCGGCGGACTTGATTTCCGGAACCTTGCGGGCTTTCAAGTTGGAAGCTTCCGATGCGGGACGTGTTGCCGATGTTTTCACAACCGCCGTCAACAATTCAAACTTTTCCCTTGAAGGGTTGATGGACGGCATGGCAAAGGCGGGACCCCTTGCCGCCGATTACGGAATGTCGGTTGAAGAAACCGCCGCAACCCTTGCGTCCATGACCAACTTGAACATTTCCGCAAGTGAAGCGGGGACGGCAATGCAATCTTTCCTTGCCCGGATGTCCAAGTCCCAATTCACGGACCAATTCAATTCCGGTCTTGCCGCAATGGGCAAACAAACCATCAAGTTTAGGGATGATGCGGGCAACTTGCGGAAGCCCCTTGACCTTCTTGCCGAAATCGGGGAAGTCACAAAAGACCTTGGAACGGCGGAACGGGGGGACTTGATGTCCGTGTTGTTCGGGGTCCGCCAATTCGGCAAGGCGGCGGGCGGGGCAAGGGGTGCGGTTGACGCAATGGAATTGTTGAACAAGCTTCAAAATGAATCCCGAGGGGAAGCCAAGCGGACGGCGGAAGTCATGGATTCCGGGGTTGGCGGAAGCTTCCGGAAACTATGGTCCGCCGTTGAAGGTGTTGCCATTGCTATTGGGGAAAGCCTTGCCCCAACCATTCAAGACTTGACCGCCTTCATCAATGACAACCTTGGGGCATTCACGGAATGGATTGAAGCCAACCGGGGAATCATTGTTGCCGTTGCGGCGGTCATTGCCGGGGTCATCTTGACGGGCGTTGCCTTGATGGGTTTGTCCGTTGTTGTCTATGCTTTGGGAACCGCCTTTTCCGTTCTATCAACGGCAATCGTCATCACAAAGGGATTGTTGGCAATTCTCATTTCCCCCTTTGGTCTTGTTGTTGCCGCAATCGTTGCCGTCATTGCGGTCCTATATCACTTTTCAACCGCCTTCCGGGAAGTCATTGATGGGGTTGTTGGGTTTGTTGGGGAAAAGTTTTCCGCAATGGGGGAAACCCTTGTCAAGACTTGGAACGGGGTCATGAAGGCATTGAATGCCGGGGACTTTGAAGCGGCATGGGCAATTGTTGTTGACGGGTTGTCTTTGGTTTGGGCGGAATTCGTTGACTTCGCAAAGTCCGCTTGGGCAAAATTCGCAAGCTTCTTTGTTGAAGCTTGGAACGGGGCGGTCCTTCTTTTCAAACAAGGCTTGTATTCCGCCCAAAGGGAACTTGCGGATTGGATGTTGTCAACCGCCGCACAAGGGGGCATTGCCGGGGACGCAATGTCAATGGTCAT